GACTGGAGTTCAGACGTGTGCTCTTCCGATCTAAAGGTACACAAGGCACCCACTTTTAACATTTCCCAACATATATTTAACAGTTGCTAACACACTTTGGCACGCTTTTTGCTGTGTGCCGCAATTACGATTATTTAACACTGTTAATATTGTTAAACTTTACTAATTTTGTTAACTTTTGTTGTGCCTGTTATTGTTTCACGTGGAACAACCTGTTATTAATGTTTCACGTGAAACGTTTTGTTAAAAAGATTAAAATTTTCAATTTAAGAACTATTAACAAAAATAATTTGGTGGTTTCGTGAAAAAGTCGTATCTTTGCAGCAGAAATTAAAAGTTAAACAGTTAAATAATAAAAAATATGGCAAAGTATAAAATTACATTGGAATTTGAGACAGTAGTTTCTGTTAACGGTGTTCGTGTAAAGAGTGAAACATCACGTAACACACAGATAGTAACAGGTGTTTTTGAAGATGTTGCAAAGGTAATGTATGAGCACGAAATTAATTACATTAAACACAGCACCTTACCAAAGTTAACAAAAGATGTTTATACCATCTTTGAATCAAAAGATAGTTTGGACTACATTTCTGAATGTGGTTGCTGCGTTACTCAGCTGTGCAACAAATTGGGCAAAGATGTTAGTTCATTCTTACAGCTTATCCAAACTAGCGAAAGAATCGGTTAATATTAACAGCCTGTGGGGTAACACTCACAGGCATAAACGCATATAATATGGAACATAGTTATTTTAAAATCACTTTGAAACAGGTTAATAACGTTACCGTTTATATGGTACGTTCTGACAAAGTAAGCGAGTTCTTTAACAACAAAATATACTATCTTTCGGGGGATTGTTCTATAACTGTTAAAGGTAGATTCCCGACACATAAAGATAGTCGTAAATGGTTTGTAGTTTCACCAACAGAAAAGAGATATGAAAAAGATTAAGTATTTTAGCCTGTCTGAGTTTTTGAACTCAGCAACAGCAAAACGTTTGGGGATTGATAACACCCCTACATTTGAGGTAGTAGATAACTTGAATAAGTTAGCCGATTATTTAGATGTTATCCGTGAAAAGGTAGGTAAACCGATTCTCATTTCTAGCGGTTTTAGATGTCCTGTGTTAAATAAGGCTGTAGGTGGTGTTTCTAACAGCCAACACCAAAAGGGCTTAGCCGCTGATTTGATTTGTGCCGATATGGAATCTTTGGAAAAGGTTCTGAGAGAAACAGGTGGTTTTGACCAACTTATTAAAGAACACCGCAAAGGCTCTAAAAGTTTTTGGTTTCACGTTTCTGTTGCACCACGTAACAGCAAACCACGTCAACAGATTATTATGAACTTAGAAAAGAAATAAGTTATGCAAAAAGGTTTTAAGGTTTTACAGGATTCTATTTCAGTTTCCATCGACAATTTAAAGTTTGTAGCAGAAAATACTACAGGCAATAACGGTTTGTTGCTTAACTCTGTAATAGATACCCTACAGGCACAAAAGAAAATTATTGAATATCTTTCTAACTGTTTAGATACAGAAATGAGTATCAAAAACAGATGTTTCGATTTCATTTGCAAGAAAGGTTTGATGAATGAATTTTATAGCAAATAAGAAAAAGGGGCGGCATTTTGTACCGTCCCTTTTCTTTTATAGATAAACACCGTTTTCAAGTTCTGAAATAATGGTGTTGTACTCATCTACCAACAAATTAACCGTGTTCAAATCTACGTTTTCAAACTGTGCATAGCCTGTTACGTCCCCGATTGTTACGGATTCCTGTGTATTGTTCACAGGCTTATTTATTGTAGTGTTCTGCGTGATAATAACATAAGGTTCTAAACCATACAAAATTTGTTCGTCCCATTGCGTACCGCCTACGATATTTAACTCTGTTGTACCTGTCTTGTAAATAACATCACGTGACAAAGAAAAACTTTCTAACTGAAAGACAACACCATCACAGGACAAAAACGCCACCGCATCACCTGTAATAACGTTCACTTTGAAAGATAGGTTTACCGTTTTACCGATATACTTACTATCTACAGCAACAAAGCCACGGCACGGAATAAATACCGAAATTTGTGCATTATAGTCTTCCGAATCACCGTTCAAACCTGTTAACGTCACATCTCCAAAGTCTAGCATTATAACGTCCTTTTCGGGTGTTTGTACCGTTATACCTGTGTTATAGTTACCGCACCGCAAAGAATCCGTACCCGATACAGGAACGTTTGTAAAAATACGTCTGATACGATTTACATAGATTCCTAAATTAACCTCCTCATAGATTCCCTGTGTATCGTCTTTTATCTCAAAGAAACGCTGTTTAGAAAATGCGTCCAAATTGTCAAGCGTCACACAATAAACGTTTATTGCGCCATAATTACGTCCAACAGGTGTTATAATACTAGCTACAGCCTTAATCGTTATAGATACACAAGAATCGGGCACAGGGAACGAAATAACACCATTTGTAACACTTATCGTAACATCTTTCGTTCCATCAAACCAAATAAGATTGCACGAATCTAGTTTGTAATTGGTAAGCGGTGCAACAGTCAAATTTAACGTGCTACCTGTTTTAACTGTCTGTGGCTGTGGTGAAACGGTGCAATTTGTCACATTATATGTAATTGGCACGTCTTTCTGTGGTGTTTCGGGTGTGAACGCACCTGTAATAGTTACGGTTTCATTTGTGGCAACAGGAACACTAAATGTTGCTGTTTTACCGTTAACATTCATATTTCCGGTTGTTTCCGTTCCACTTTCGTTTTTATAAGAAACTACAGGAACAACCGAGAAAACACCGTCTGTGTTACCCGTTAACGTAATATCGAAATTTTCACCGTTTTGTACATAGTTTGCAGTAGTTCCCGAAACGTGGTTTGTTATTGTTAACTCTTTCGGTTTCGGTGTGAAAGTTCCATTTATTGTTACTTCTTCGTTTGTTTTTACAGGAACACTAAATGTTGCTACGTTACCGTTAACGTTCATAGTTCCCTGTGCTGTTTCGTTATACGTGTTCTTGTAAGTAACTACAGGGGCAACCGTGAAAGTTCCGTCTGTGTCACCTGTCAACGTAATATCGAAATTTGTATCGTTTTGCACCGAAACGGCATTTGTGCCCGAAACGTTATTGATTATCTTTAACGTTTTAACTGTAGGTGTGCCCCCACGTGCGTTTAAGTAACATTGCATTTCACCGCTATTTGAAGTTCCAAACGTCAAACGTTTTGAAAAATATTTTCCATCTGACGAGATACCATCAATAGAGCCGCTTTTAACTTTTGAGTCCTCATTAGCAGAAACACGTGACAGGTTAAAATTAGTAACTTTTGTTGTTCCACTACTCAGACGTGAAATGTAATTGTAATCACCGTCATTTGGCAAAAAATAACAACCGTCCACCGCTTTTCCGCAAAAGTGGATAATATTACCGTCTGTATCGTAATTTTCACTACTTACAGTTGTGGTGTTACAGTTTGTAAGATGATAATTTATTTTATAACTAGCCATTACTTATTTCCTTTTATAGTTACCATTATAATACTACCTGTTTCGTTTAATAGTTCCTTATTCGGGAAATCTAACTTTCTTACGTTTGGTCTTAAATCCACCACGTTTGCACGGTTTGAAAGATATTTGTTAACGTTTTCACCCTGTGTCAACGTTCCACTACTAGCGAGTATTTTATCTTTGTACGTGAAAAGCACGTCCACTTTTAAACGTATAGTGCATAAGTCACCATCTTGCGAAATTTCTTTCACGAAATAATAACGGTTTAAACTTTCGATATAAACGTAATTAAACGTTACAGGTGTGCGAGTTCTGAATCTTACTACAGGTGTTAATACATCGAAACTAGCATTTAGCAATCCTGTGTACTCGCTGTTTTCCTGTAGGGTTTTGTTTACTTCGTTTGGTTTACCGTCATAATTGAATGTTTTTATTTTAACCATACCTTTAAAGTTTAAAAGGGTGTTCCCTGTGCTATCAATTACAGGAAAACACCCTCAACAGTTAAACAACCCAAATTAGGCAATAAAGAAGACTACAAAGTTCTCATTTGTGTCGTTAAAATAACCCGCATCAAACTTGTAATAGTTATTGAAGAACTCAGCTTTTGCGTTATAGTTGGTTGTTACTCGCTTATCTAAGTTAGTAACACCCAAAGCGTCACGGTCAAACATAACACCGAGTACTCCACTTATAGAAACGGTAGCACCACTTGCGCTTTTTACATCAATCTTTGAAACGTCTGCAAAGTCGTAATCTTTGCCTGTAGCCTGCCAGCTGGCTACGGTCTCAGCCTTTGGCAACAGAACGTTCTCATCATGAAAAGTGTCGGCATACAGGTAAGTTTTTGCAGCTGCTGCAAAATCACTCAACAAAACGGTGTGCAAAACGTCCTTTGGTGTGAAACGCTCCTTACCACCTACGTTAAACAGGGTGGAAATGGTCTGCAAACGGTCTGAGTATAAGCCCATAATATACGCTGCAAAGCGGATAAAATCAGGTGTGGTAATAGCTGTTGCAGCTGTAAGTTGTGTGCCTGTCTTCTCATTGTAGAGTTTTAACAGGTTTACGCATCTAACAGTACTAGCAGAACTGTAGTCCACGGTTTCGTGTGTTGCTGGAACAAAGCCAAAAGCGGTTTTGTCTGCGTCCAAAGTTTCTGCAATCATATTGTTAATAGTACGCATCACCAAAGCATCTGTTTTAATCGTCATTGATTTTTCAACAGCGTTATAAATCATAGACAGAAAACCGTTCAACTGTGCTGCGCTACTGAATGATTCCTTAACCTGTCTTTCGGTGATAGATACAGGAACTTCAAAAGTTACCTTTGAGTTAAAGAACTTAGCAGAAACAGTTGGTTTGTGGAATACGTCCTGTTTGTACTCTGTACCGTCTGTGAGATTCCACGTGTCATTTTCCTCAGCCTGTGGAACGTCTGCTGAAATCTTTTCCAAAACAGAACCAAATTCCCACGCATCCATAAGGACAGATGGAACTTTACCACTGTAAGGACGGTTTACGAAAACCACTTTGCCGATATGATTTACAAGTGATTTAACGTAATTGTCAACGGCATTTTGATTAAAAATCTCATTGCCCAAATCAACGATACCTGTGAGGTCTTCATGTACCAATTCGGTTGTACCCAAAACCTCAGATGAAACGCTATTAATAAGCGTATAAATTTGCTTTACTTCCATTTTATATAAAATTTAAGAATTAATAAATATCTAAACTAATTTCTTTTGCAATCTCTGTTACCACCAGTGTTTTAAAGTTGGTCTTTCTGAGATTCATTTCTTTTTGAATAATTTCACTAGTAGGAATGCCAGATGGAACACCGTTTTTAACACTTGTTTTCGTGCGTGTCTCTTGTCTGTTCCCTGTGGAATCTCTTTGCTGTTTAGTGTCATTGCCGAAATCTCCATTATTAAACGTTACACTTGAATCGACCGTGTTATTATTTCCTGTTTCGTCAACTGTGTTATTTTCGGTAACAGTTTCTTTTGAGGTTACAGGATTTAACACATCATATTCGTTATTAAACACTTGAATCTGTTTTTGCCATTCATCAAACTTAACTGTAATGATACCTTTTATAATATCGGTTGCAGTTTCGTTTGTGATAGCGTCAACTAGTTCCCTATTTCCATATTTGAAACGCAAATCTATATCGATTAATTTTGGGGTATCTTCCCCGAAAATTGATTTGTACAAAACAGGAAAATAAGGCTCAAATATGGTTTCAAACAAACCGTTATCCACCGTGAAAAATTCTTTAATTTTCATCTTTGTTTTCCTTTTCTTCTGTTTCTTGCTTTTCTTCTGTTTCTTCTGTTTCTTCTGTTTCCGTTTCCGTTTCTTCTGTTTCTTGCGTTTCTTCTGTTTCTGTTTCCGTTTCTTCTGTTTCTTGCGTTTCTTCTGTTTCCTCATTTTCGTTTTCGGTTACAGGGTCAACGTCTTCTGTTTCGGTGTGTCTGTGTTCATCTTCTGTTGCTTTGAGTAACGATAAATAGTTTTCGTGCTCAATCTTCCAACTAGATCCCAAAGTAACGGTAATGTCTGTACCAAACATTTTGTTAACTCGCTTAACACCCTCAACACGTTCTGTTAACATTGAATCAACATAAGGCATTAATGCATCAATATTCATAGAAACTTCTTGCGTGTTCAAACGTTCACGTTTCATATTATAATTTGCGTTTAAACCCAAATCGTTAAACATAGACGCTTTATAATACTGCAAAAGTTCTATTAACTGCGTTATCTGTTGGTTACTCTGTGTCGGCGGTGTTTGCATATTAACACCTTTGAAAAACGCATTTTCACCTATTACCGAGAAATCACCGTCCAAAATCTTCTTTAAGAAAGATTCCGCACTCTGTTTCGTCTTATCATCACTAGCAGATATAAGCATAGTGATTCTGGTTAAGACACTAGTCATATTTAAAGTAATTGTAGCGTCTGTGTAAAGTACACCATATTTCCCGATAACAGGGAGAATTGAATCTGCAAACGGTGTGTTATTGATAACTACAATATCTTTTCCGATATTGAAAGTTTTATCCAACTTTAACCACGGATTTGCGACGATAAAATCTTTGCCCCTGTAATACGCATCACATTCGCCACCACGTGAACCCTGTAGAGCATACAGTTCTCCGTTAACGTCTGCTATTCCCACGTTTCCACTAGTTTGCAGAATCTTTTCAAGTTCTACCTGTGGAATCGTATCGGGTAAACCTGTGTACTCAAACATCTTTGATGTCATACAAAGAACTCGCTGAAAGAACGTGTCTAAGGCTGTATCTTTGTCTTTCACCTGTGCTTGATACAAGTTATAAAGATTCTCTTTTTTCATTACTTTACAATTGTTTTAATTAACGTACAAAGTTCTGTTAACACTTTCGTATTACTCTGTACGGTTTCATTTAACTTGTCGGTTTCCTGTTGGTGACGTTCGTTCTGTTTCTCCATATAGAAGAAAAGGGCAATACAGACAGCTACAGGAAAACCAACATTACTAACTAGCGATACAATATCGTTTACTTCCATATAGCAAAATTTAACTTTGTTATTTAATGGTGCAAAGATAAACAAAATATCTGAAACGACCAAATAAAAACAGGGAAATGTTTTCACGTGAAACACTTTTTTCCCTGTCTTAACATATTTTAAGCAATAATATTGCTTCTGCTACTAGACATCAAGTAATTGCGCACAATTTCCCCGATTTCGTTATTCTGATAAAATACCTTATCGGTGGCGAAATATTTCGTTATCTGCGATTCTACATAACTAGCTGTAGATAATAACTTACGTCTGTAGTTTGGTTTTCCGTTCATCTGCAAAGAATAAATCAAACTGTTATCCGTGTCCTTAATCGGTGTTGTCTTATTGTGGATATACATAAAGTTATTAACACCGTCTGAGGATTCCACCTGTATTATATTGCCCTGTAATGTCATTTCGTTAAACTGTATGTAGAAAACGAAAAGCACATCTTTCGGGGTATATTTCACGGGTAGATGGGGATATGCTGCGAGTTCCCATTTACCGCCCGTAATCATCTGCAAATTTTGATTATCGAAACAGAAATATTTGTTACTCGCTTTTTGCTTAACAATAGTACTACAATATTCTACAGCCACGATTGCCCCGTGTTCACCGAATTTATAAATATCTATTGTTCCCTGTTCCATCACTCGCACCTGTTTCAATCCCATTTCGGTAAAATATGGGCAAAATTGGTTTACGGTGTTACCCAACATAAAAACCTTAACATCATTACGCTGCCTTATGATAGTGCTCAACAGGTTCATATACAGCATAAATTCATCGGGTAAATAATAACGTCTAGTCAAAAACTCATCGAAAACTATTGTAGTTATGTTTGGATAACTACTACTTTTTTCGTGTTCCTGTTCTGACAGACAGAAACCGAAACAGAACGGTACATTATCGGGTACACGTTTTTTATTTTCGGGGTCATAGCTTGAAAGAAACCATTTGCCCGAAACGTAAAAGACTTCGTTAAATTTGCCGTTTGTAAGTTCTTCGATAACACCGTTTGAAACATGGTTTGCAAACAAACTTTCGGCACGTTTGCCCCTTAAATCTTCACGCCATCTACGAATATAAGCCATTTGTTTTCCTGTGCGCAAATATTCTTTGATACCGTACAATAAGGTAGCATAAGTTTTGCCGTTTGAACGTTCACCAAAGATAACGTTATAGTCGGCATTCTTTGCTAAGATTCTAGACAAAGAATAAAATTTAGATGTTTCCACCTTTTCTTTCTTCTGTTTCATATTATTCTTTCTTTAATCTGATTCCCATTAAATAATTTATATAAAGTACTGACAAACTCAAAGTGTATCCTGTAGGCTCTAGGTGTACCCCTGTCTTTGTGTCATAAGTTGAAACCGTTCCCAAATAATCGGTAATAGTTCCACTTTGTTCGTAATCTACATAGGTATGTATATTCTTACCTGTTGCAGATGGAGGTATGTCTAGATAGTTTGTGAATGCGTCAAAGATTCCGTTTTCACCAAATGTTTCTAACATATAGGGTATAGCAGATTTCTTGTTAACACCCGATACCGTCAAACTGTAATCGTAATCTTTTCCGTTTACCGTCAACGCTCCTTTTTCCTGTACCATATAACGCTTTGCACCCAAAGTCTTAAATCGTCTGTATTGTCCCTCATAGTCCCAAACACCCAAAGGTTTTGCGATTCCCTTAATCGTTACAGGCTCTACCTTTTCAAATGGTATCTTGTGGAACTTACAGGCTGCTCTTAACTTCTGCTGTGCTAAATCGTTATAGGCTTTGAAATACTCTTTATGATTTTCACCGTTTTTTATTTTAACGCTGTCTGTATCACTGTATATGTAATCGTCACCGCATTCCGCTATACCTGTAAACAGATTCCTACGTGCATAGGCTGTTACATAGATTCCCCACGGATAGAAAAGAAAACGGTTTTTGCTGTCATTGTATTTATTCAACATTTCCAAACGTTTTTCACCTGTTAAATGCTCAATATCCCACGTTTCACCATCACAGACGATTTCATCACGCAAAGGGTTTGTAACACTCATACCGTAACAGCTGTTTAGCATTTCTTTGCTGTTCAAATACTCTACTTCTTTTCCCTTAACCCCTTTTAGTTTCGTTTTCATTTCATACAGGTGCAAAATGGATTTTATAAACTCTCTGGGCAAATATTCTTTGCGGTAACAAATCATTTTGCCGATTCTGACAGATTCCCATATATAGAACTGAGAAAACACCCTGTAATCGATTTCCGTTATAGTCATACAGATTTTACTAGCACAAACCAAACGACCGTTATTTTCTGAAACGTTTTCTTTTACGAAACACTTACTAACAGATATTGGATTCTCATTATCTGATTTTGCAAAGATGTTGGTAAATTCCACGTCAAACACACAGCAATATTTTGAGGTGACAAACTCAAATTGTTTCATAGACTTAACAGGAACGAAAACACCTGTACTCATAGGGAATTTTTCACTTACCATCACATAGGGATAACTACTAGTAAAATCGTAACTATCTACGTTTTCTATTACCTCATCTGTATATTTTGCATTTGCGTGCGTGAAACCGCCCGAAAAAGCCCTTTGCAGCATTTCAAATTCTTCCATACCTGTTATATTTAAGTTATGAATTTTATCCAAATACTTAAAATTCTGTATGGTTTTACCTGTTTCTGGGTCTGTTGTCTTAAAACACACAGAACGGCAATATTTGCGCACAAAGCCTGTTTTTGTTATCGGCAAATGGGTAATGTTTTTGTATTGTTCAATAAGTTCCTGTATATAGCACATTACTACTTTAATATCGTTCAAACAATAACCCATTTCTTTTTGTGTCAACGGTGTTTTGCTGTGACGTAACAGGCTGTAATCTAAATCACCGACCAACTTTTCACATTTATATTTGTGTAATTGTTCACCGAGTTTTGCGAGTGAATAACCAGACAACAGGTAACTACATCTAAACTCTATTCCATTTTCCGTGATTCCGTAAATAGGTTTTCTAAGGTCTATTGAAAAAACCTTTGCCCATTGCAATAACTCTCTGAAAAATTGGAATTCATAAGCCAAATTGTGAACGTATATAATAATGCGTTTCTTTTCAGATAGGTTTAAAACGTCTGAAATCGTATCTAACATAGTTATAAACTCTTCCCACGTTCTACCAATAATGCAATAACCGTTAATACCAAATTGCCAAACGTACATTAAAGAACATTTTTCCATTTTGGTCTGCTTACCACCTAATTTAATATAACGGTCATAGGTATATGTTTCACCGTCCACATCACGGTAAAAAGATGTAGTTTCTATATCGAAAGATACAGGAACATTTAAGAACTTTTCGCCCTTATTGTTTCCTGTAAAATTCTTATCGTTCACAGCTGAAGACAAAACTTTCTGTATGTCTTTCGGTGTGAACGTTTCGGTATGTAGTGCAAAGGGTATCTTTTTCATTATAAACCAAATTTTTTAAATTCATCTAATATGCGCTTTAACGGTTCATCTGTGTTATAAGAATCCACGTCATTTATAAATGCTTCTGCGTTTGGGTCATTGCCGATTTGCTCTAAGGCATCATCTAAGGCATTTTCAATCTTTACCGCATCATCTTCGATTTGGTCTGAAACGTCTTTGGATTCCTGCTCTAGTTCACCCGTGAAATCCTTATATTGCATTAAATACTGTTCCAAAAAACGCTCATCTGAAACACTTGCAATTTTGCCCATTAATTTATTTTGCATAAGTGCAAAACTTTTATCGTCCAAATCATAGGCTTTTTTCAAGTGTTCAGCATATTCTCTTGTACCTGTTGCAGTAGATGTCGGCTGACGTAAAAAAGAAACCGCTTTTGAGTACTCTATCTTTAAATCTTCCCAGCTTTGACGCATAGAGAATTTAGTGAAACATGTTATATTGCCTTTGTTAAGGGCAACAACAGCAGGCGAAACTATACCCGATTTCTCCACGTTCTGTATGCGTCTGTTTGCTTGCTGAAATACACGTGCAATCTCTTTACGCAAATAGCCACGTGATTCTACAGCAGTTAATATTTGCTTATCTAATTGCACTTTGCTAGTAAATGCAAACGTTTTATTTGTAAACCCTATAGGATTCTGTTTAGCCATTTTAAAAAAGATTTAAATTAAACAAAGACAGGGGCAAACAAAAACCAATTTGCCGCCCCTGTGAAACCAACCTTACACTAAATACTACTACTTATCAACGAATGTGATACCGTAACACTTCTTTGAGTGTGATTCATATTCGTAGATAGTATATCCCACCTTATTTGCTTTGATAGCGTCTACCGCATCATTATCTGCAAGAATCTCTCGCACTGTGTCACCTGTGAACTGTGGTAAGTTCACTAAACGTTTGTTCTCAGCGTCAATAATCACAGGTGAGTCACCCAACGGTGATTTGTGAACGTACATACCGTTAATAGGGTGCACCACATCACCGCCGCCATCTTTCTCGCTGTTGTAGATGTCTGCTAACTTAACAAATGGAAAATCTGTTGTATCAATACCGAAAGAAGTTTTATTAAACTTGCTTGCAAAACTATAATTTTTTGGCATAACTTTATAAAGTATTTAACGTTAAACTCTGTGTTACCTGTGGTGTGAACTACTTAACTTCATTCATACCGTTTGCAACTGCAAACTCATTCAGCCATTTCTTGAAACGGTTCAACTTGATAACAGCCTTATCGTCTATGGCTACCTCATTACTAGTCATCAAAGCGTTTACACTTGTAATACAGTTAAAAACTGTCTCATTAAAATTTTCGTTCATAATTACCTAATTTAAAATGTTAAACTTATATGTTTCTTAAACACGGTGCAAAGATACGGCATTTTTGCAAAACCACCAAATTTTTTCTGTTAAGAAATCTTAAAGAATAAAATTAATATCTGTTAACACTTCGTTTCACGTGAAACATTAATAACAGGTTGTTCCACGTGAAACAATAACAGGCACAACAAAAGTTAACAAAATTAGTAAAGTTTAACAATATTAACAGTGTTAAATAATCGTAATTGCGGCACACAGCAAAAAGCGTGCCAAAGTGTGTTAGCAACTGTTAAATATATGTTGGGAAATGTTAAAAGTGGGTGCCTTGTGTACCTTTAGATCGGAAGAGCACACGTCTGAACTCCAGTC